CAAGAAAAATGATAGTGTTTTGAGTTGTAAGTGATTGATTTTATTATATATTTATTATTATTATTAGTAGTAGTAGAGAAGAAAAAGTGGTGTGTTCCAATGTTCCACAGTTTTTGGAAGGTTTCCTGCCAACGAAATTTTGTTGACGAGTTTTGCACTTCAAAATCACACTCTCTTGCCTGACGATTTTTTTGGCGGGTAAATGATCAAAATGTGTGGAACATTGGAACATTGGAACAAGACATCACTTTTTCCTTATAAATCAAAGACTTAGCGTGTTCCACAAGTTGTTCCAAATCGGCCCGTGTTCCACAAAAATCTGCCAAAGCACCTACAAAGTTATTATTCTAGATGTTTAGAGCATGCAAGGTATATTGCGCCACAATACTTTACATATCTAATTATCAATTCATGTATTGGTGAAACGCTATTTAACGCGGCGCAGGCACACAGCGCGCACACCGATAAATAACTGGTCTCAATCAGGCCAAAAAAAGCCCCGCCATGCCGGAGCATGACGGGGCGGGGGTGACTAAGTCTAGGCTGTCACGGCAAAGTAGGCCGCAATCCGTTTCTTAGTCAAGGCAACGTCCGCTGTGGAATCGGTGCCTTTGCTACTAGCAGTAATACATTTCTGCAAGAGATCCTCTAGAACTTTCTTTTCTCTAACTGAGAAAACTAAAGTTAGTGAACGCTCTCTTTTCAGGCCGTGTTTCTCGGCATAGAGTTTCTTTGCCTTAGAAACAATCTCACGGCATGAGTTAGAAAAGTATTTGCTAAAGCCCGTTTTTATTTCTTGGACTAACTCATACCAATTCTTTTCATGCTCTCTGAGATAAGTTAGCGTCGATTGATCCATGCCGAATGCAACATGAATATCCAATCGCCGTTTCTCACCCTGAAACTCATTCCATTCTGTTTCCGGTTTTTCTACGGGGTTGTTATCCGCTATAACATAATAACGGCATGGCACGATATTCTCGCCGTAGTGATTCATTAGACCTACTTTGAGTCTATCTTTTTGCTCTTTAGGCAATTGCTCTTCTACACTAGGATCGCCCAACCCTGGGATTTGATCCATGATGTATTTAGCAATACTACCTTGTTGCACGCCAGTCCTGCCCCATTGAAAACCCGCATCCTCTAGGGATTGGGGAATGGTGAAATGCTCTGCTACTACTGCATTAGGCTTTTTAGCCATGGTTGCCTCACTAGTGAAACGATGAGAAACCCTCTCATCACGGGACTGCAAAACCTTTCTAGTGTGGCTACATTCTTTTTACCCGTATGCTCTAGAATTGTCTAGCGTTTCACGCTTTCGTGAATCGTTAAATAGCCAGCGCACACAACGCGCACACCGATAAATAACTGGTATCAATCGGCGTAAAAAACCCGACCGGCGTGAACCAGTCGGGTCGGGTCGCTAGGCGTTAAGCTGTTGCGAAGTAAGCCGCGATGCGTCGCTTGGTGCGAGCAACATCGGCTGTCGGGTCATTACCCCGACTGTCTGCACTGATGCACTTGTCCAGTAGATCGTCAAGCACATCTTTTTCCCTGACTTCGAAGACCTTGGTCAGCGACCGGTCGCGTTTGATACCGGAGCGTTTGGCCCAGATCTTCTTTGCCTTCGAGATCAATTCTCCGATCTTGTTTGATGCAAAGGCATTAAAGTCAGTCTTAAGGTCTTGGACTAGACCATACCAAACCTTCTCGTTTTCTCGAAGGTATGTAAGACCTGCTTGGTCGATTCCGAAGGCGACATGGACATCAAGGCGTCTTTTCTCGCCTTGGTGATCATTCCATTCTGTCTCCGACTTCTCGACAAAATTACTGTCAGCAACTACAAAGTAACGAGCAGGTTTAACCTTCTCGTTGTAGTAGTTGACATACCCGACCTTAAGACTGTCACGGTCCTCTTTGCGCATCTGCTCTGACCTATTCAGAGTCGGATCGCCAAGGGTCGGGATTTGTGACATTACATAGTCTGTTATGTCACTAAAACGAGCATCAGTGCGGCACTGCTGGAACCCCGCATCTTCGAGTGAGGCGATGCTCTCCACGCCTTCACTCTGCACTTGTTTGGCATTTTTTGCCATTTGGTAAACCTCCAAGTGATACTAGGTATCGCCTAGTCGAATCGAATCGAGTGATCCGATACCTTATATATGCCCTATGTGCTTTGGATTGTATAGCTTTTCACGCCTTCGTTAATCGCTATTCAGCCGCGACCCTTTACGCGCACACAAGGCGCGCACGAACAAATAACTGGTATCAAAACGTGAAGGCACAAAAAAAAGGGGGCCGAAGCCCCCTTGGTTAATATGCGACAAACTGCTTCTTGTTGCGCCGGATCATGCGTGTTGCAACAAAGATTGTCCACAATGCGTGTCTGCTAAATCCATGAAGCCATAATGTGTACCAGATTCCCCAGCACTCGATGGTGTTCTTTACATCAAAGACATTAAGTGATCTATACATGATGCTCTCCTAAAAATGGGGGCCGAAGCCCCCGTTGATTACAGATATTCTGTTACTGTCCAGACTACTTGCGTCTGGTAGTAGTCAGAGTTGTTCAGACGATTCTCAGCGAGGAACTCGGCCGCAATCTTTCGGGCCTCTTCGCGTGGTATCTGCCATTTGCGCAGAATAGTTACGCGACGCATCCGACGGGTAAACACATTGTCGTGATCCTGTCCTGCTTCGGTCGGGTTAATCAAAAACAAGGTAATGCTAAGGTTGCCTAGATATTCCATTTCTGGACTCCTAAAAAATGGGGGCCGAAGCCCCCGTTTAACTACCTACGACGCATTGCTCGGATACGACCCGACGCGCGACGATCACCTGTCTTGCGCCATGCTTTGGTCTTACCCTTGGGTCTCTTAGACATGAGATTCTCCAAGTAACAGCGGAACATACCGCCATGTCTATGTATTTACAATTGTCTAGGGGATGAGTCAATGTTTTCACGCCTTCGCTTATCCGACCCCCGACCCCCCAGATTGGCATTAGGAGTCCCGCCATACCCCATACCCCATAATCCGCACAAATCACGCCACGTTTTTGCGTTCCACAGTTACTTTCGTAGGTTTTGTAGGTATCCCCCCTTACGTCGACTTATTGCCGTTTTTACTTATTTTCGGCCGCAAACCCGCATGGTTGAGCCAAACTTTGTACAGTTTTTAAAATAAACACCCCCCACCCCGTCAAAACATTGACATCTATATAGATGCGCACGTTTGAGAAAACACCCCCCTTGTCTTTTCTGGTTCCATGCCATTAAATGCTTGTGCCCCTCCTATTCAGGGGGGTTTTTTTGTGGTAAAAACCGCGCATGTCAACCTATATGTTAGACATTGAAAAAGACATTGCACTTCCGGTCACCGCTGCGGAGGCATTGCCGTCGATGTCACAGCAAGAAGAGCTTGAGGTACGCGCCCGTACAATCAAGTTAATTTCTGATTTGCAAGGCAAGCCGATTGAGCCCGACGAAACTGACAAGAATGTGGCTAGGGAATTGGCTGAGAAGATGTTAAAGCACAAAGAGAACATCGACTTTAGCAATTATCGTAACGAAACTTTGGCGTATCTGGCAGGAATGATATCCACATACGATCAGATGCTCGTTAACGACTTAGCAGACTACAAACTTTACGTCATAAATAAGCTGGTAGAACAATCTGCCAACCCTGATCCCAAATATGCGCTTCCCGCGATCAAAGCTCTGGGGGAAGTTGATGGCGTTGATGCTTTCAAGAAACGCTCAGAAGTGACTTTTCAACAAAAATCTGTTGAAGAAGTCGAGAAATCCTTGCTTGAGAAACTTAATAAACTAGAAAAGTTAGCTCAAATAGGATTAAAACGGGGTGCAATTGACGTAAAGACTGTAAATGTTGACACTAGAACGCATTAAGTTTCTAAAAAAGCACTTGCATCTCCTTTCTTCTGAGGAGAAATTGCGCACACTTGAAGAAATCGAGGTATTTGAAGCCGAACAAATCAAAAAAGTAGGGCAAGACACCATTTTAGCCTTTGCAGATCACGTATATCCGGGGTACAAAGTTGGTCCACACCATAAAAGATTGGCAACTATCTTTGAAGACATCGCCGCAGGCAAGAAAAAGCGCGTCATCGTCAATATTGCCCCTCGACATGGTAAATCTGAGCTTATTTCATACCTTGCGCCAGCATGGTTCTTGGGCAAGTACCCCCATAAGAAGGTCATTATGGCTTCGCATACCGCAGATCTGGCCGTGGACTTTGGTCGTAGGGTGCGAAACCTAGTGGCTGATGACAAATACAAGAATATCTTTCCACAGATTGAGCTCCAGCAGGACTCAAAGAGTGCGTCACGCTGGGGCACAAACTTTAAAGGCGAGTATTTTGCTATTGGTGTCGGCGGCGCTTTGGCTGGTCGTGGTGCCGATCTGTTTATCATTGATGATCCTCATTCTGAGCAAGAGGCTAAGCAGATGCGGCCTGAAGTGTTCTTGCCAGCGTGGGAATGGTTTCAGTCAGGACCGATCCAGCGTTTGATGCCGGGCGGTGCAATCATCGTGGTGATGACACGGTGGTCAAAACTTGATCTTACGGGTCAGATTGTCAATCACATGACTCAAAATGAAGATGCTGATCAGTGGGAGATTGTAGAGTTTCCTGCGATCTTGCCGTCAGGCAAAGCGCTTTGGCCGGACTTCTGGCCGGTCGAAGAATTAGAAGCTAAACGGGTCAGTATGGACCCACGGTACTGGCAAGCTCAGTATATGCAGAACCCCACTGCTGAAGAAGGCGCATTAATTAAACGTGAGTGGTGGAAAATCTGGGAGAAAGATGATCCGCCCAATTGTGAATTTACCATCATGAGTCTGGATGCAGCACAAGAGGCTAACACCCGGGCGGACTACAACGCGTTGACAACGTGGGGGGTGTGGTTTAATGAAGAAACTAACAACTACAACATAATCTTGCTCAATAGCATCAAGAAGCGTCTGGAATTCCCAGAACTTAAGTCATTAGTGTTTGAGGAGTACCGCGAGTGGGATCCTGACGCTTTTATCGTAGAGAAGAAGTCCAACGGGGCTGCCTTATATCAAGAACTACGAAGGATGGGCATACCTGTTTCAGAATTCACTCCGAACAAAGGACAAGACAAGATAGCTCGGGTAAATGCAGTCTCTGATTTATTTAGTTCAGGGATTGTCTGGGCTCCAGACAAACGCTGGGCTAAGGATGTGGTTGAAGAATGTAATGATTTCCCTTCAGGGTCCAATGATGACTTGGTGGACTCCACTACACAGGCGTTACTAAGGTTTAGACAAGGTGGGTTTATACGATTGCCAACTGATGAACCTGAAGAACAAAAGTATTATAGACGGCCTGTTGCATATTATTAAGGACAAATTATGGCAATTGACAAGGCGTTAAATCAGGCTCCAATGGGTTTACAAGACGAAGACCTGGCAATTATGGAGCCTGCGTTAGAGATTGAAATTGAAGATCCTGAGTCTGTCAACATTAAGACTGGTGGGATGGAAATTGAAATTGAGCCGGATGAAGATGGTGATGACTTTAATGCCAACCTTGCCGAAGAGATGGATGAAGGAGAACTGACCGAGTTATGCGGTGATCTGCTGGGTGAGTTTGAAGACGACATCAGCAGCCGCAAAGACTGGATACAGACTTACGTCGATGGCCTAGAACTGCTAGGAATGAAAGTCGAAGACAGAACCGAACCCTGGCCTGGGGCTTGTGGTGTATACCATCCCTTGCTTTCAGAAGCCTTAGTGAAGTTCCAAGCCGAGACTATGATGGAGACGTTTCCGGCCAAGGGGCCGGTGAGAACACAGATCATCGGTAAAGAGACTCCAGAGAAGCGCGATGCTTCGGTTCGTGTTCAAGATGACATAAACTACCAACTCACCGATGTGATGA